CAATTGTAGTTTCTTGCACTGGTTGTGCAACAGGCATTTGCTCATTAGCTTTGTGCATTAGTTTCTGAACTAATATTTGCATATCCCTGATTTTGTGCTCAAGGCTAGTAATTATTAAGTTTACATCCTGTATTTCATGTTCAAATATCATTTTTTCTTTCCTTGTCTATGCTTTCTGCCTGTACCTTTTTTGGTATAGCTTGAGTTTTTGCTTGCTTGCCATTTCATGAACAGATGCTCATCAAAGCCAAGTGCTATTAATAAATGGACTGCTAGACTAGCTTTCATTTCTTTTTCTTGGCTTTTTCAGCCTCTCTTTTCTCACTGTAAGCAATTGCAACAGCCTGTTTGATGGGCTTGCCTGCCTTTACCTCAGCCTTGATGTTTTCTTTAAATGCTTTGGGTGATGTGGATTTTTTGAGTGGCATTATGCGCTCCTTGATAAAAAATGACCATTTTCTTGATTTCTTTGCAATGGATTTAAAACAATAGGATGAATTCTGGCATGTTCTATTGCTTTCATTATTCTTAAATTTTCAACTCTATTGTCATTATGAATTCCATTAATGTGATCCACTTGATCTTTATCTTCCAATGGTTTTATAAATGCGTGAGCAACCAACCGATGCACTAATTTTTGCTTACCATTTACACTTCTAACATCACCATTTCTCAAACAAATTTCAGCATAAGGTTTTTGTCTTCCCTTATCTTTTTTTATTTGAATTTTCATAATTTTTTCTGGAATTGGCACTTTAGAATTATTTTTACCTTTTCTAATTCTTTTTAAAGATTTAATTCGACCTAAATTACTGACTTGATATTTGCCTTCATATCCAGCAATATCAACCCACAATTCAACAATTCCAATTTCGCATTGATGCTCTAGCACGGCTTCCCTTTTCACTTTTTTCTGCAATAGGAGACATTCTAGCACAGAAAGAGTCTTTTCTTGCCTTGTCTTTCTCTGTCTTTGGGTTTGGAGCAGGAGGCTTTAGGTTTGACCCATTCTTTTTATTGTATTCTGCCCTTCCTTTGGCAGTCATACCAGCACCTTTATCAGTAGGGTTGTATGTTTTATTCTTTCCTGTGGTCTTGTGCTCTATTGGCTTGTCATGTTTTTCAGTCATTTTTTGGCAGTCTTTGCAGATTGTTTAAATGCTTCAGCAGCTGGAGCACCCTTAGAACCAGGCTTTCTCATCTTCTCAACTGGCTTTCCCTCAGCCTTTTCCTTTTTGATTCTTTCCTGCTTTGCATGAATATTTGCGTAAAGTCCAGTTTTAGCCATTACTCTTGCTCCTCAACAAAACAAACATCTTGCCATGACATTACTAATAGCTTTTCATCACCATCCTTAAAGTTATGATACTTTAAGTATTCATCTTTGTAGTCTTTAGCCAAAGTGCCAAAATATATCTTATCCCCTACTTTTAGACCTTCAGCCTCTGCCTCATCTCCAACTGCCACTATATGCCCTACTGTGTCTGCCTCAGCAGTCTGAACATATAAAGTGGACTGTATTCTTGGAATAGGTCTAACAATAATCTTGTCTTTTATGGGTTTCATGGGATTTGCCTCCCACTTAATTTTGGTCTGCCAGGCTTTTTCTTTTCTGCCTGGTCAATTATTTCTGGATTTGCAATACCCAGCTCTAAATCAACTTTGGGTAATGTTATTGTGGTTGCCAAAATTGGATTATGTTCACCACACCAATCTGTGCTATTTCTGTTTTGGAAAGTAGGGTATCTTTTACAAACACCCATTTCCCTAAATCCCTCTTGGGAAAAATACCTACAAGTCTTACAATGTTGAGCAGTCAATTCAAATCCTTATTATTTGGGTTGATTAGAGATACCCCTTAGACCACGAATCTTTGGGGTATTTCGCTTTTTACATAGTGTCTTGGATATGTGGTGTTCTCTCATGAACATAACACTCAGACTCTCTTGAGCCAGTGTTAAATTCACCAGTTTTACCATCCACTTTGCCCATGTGGCTCATGTCTCTAGAACCAATGCTGTCAGCCTTGCCCATAGCAACACCACCATTTAGAGGTCTTTTGATCTCACCAGTGGAGTCAGCAGAATCAGCACCCTTGGGCATCTTTTCTCCAGACATGCCTTTTGTGCCTTTCATGCTATTTGGTCCGACCATTTTGTCAAAAGACTTCGGCCCCATCTTCTTTTCACCAGTTGAATCTGATGACTTAGCCCCTTTAGGCTCTTTTTCCATTCCATAATATCCCATTTTTTGTTCCTTGCAAGTTAAAAATTGGAGTCTCAATTATCCCAAATCACTATCTCTTGTCAAGTGAATTTTGTTGTTTTGGATAGCTTTTTTGAGCTTTTGATCTTCCTCCTCCCAGATTATATACATCAAAAAACACCAAACAACAGTGGCAAAAATTGATGCTCCAAGAAATAAAAGTGCAGATATTATGAGTGAATCAACCATTTAAATCCTTTGCCAATTCCTCCAACTCAGGTCTAAAACCACTAGCATCTACCTCAATTTCCAATAATTTTTTGTATCTTTTGGTCATTAGCTCAATTTCCCTAAGCCTATAAACAATTTGAATGTCTGGACATTTTTTGTAAAGTGCTTGGAGTTGGAGCTTTCTTTTGTTTAATAGTTCAATCATTTTTAAATGGTCTGGTTGCTTTCAGTTTTTGGGTTGTGCCATCAAATACAAATTCAATGTTATGTTTCCCAGTCTTGGAAAACTCTAAATAATCTCCATTAAGTCCTAATTTAAACACTACATTAGCTGAAACTGCAAAATCAGGTTTTTCTTCAGGTTTTATTCTGTATTCAAATTCTTCATCCCAACCAGGACTATCAGTATCTTGCCATTCATCATATTTAACTTGAATTTGAGCACCATCTGCCCATTTTTTAATCAATTCTGAGTGTTTATGCTTCATTTTTTTCCTTCAACTTAGCTTCTATTGCTTTTGCTAATTTAGTTGGAAAACCTGCGTTTTTTATTACCAAATCAACAATTTGCTCATTAGTTAACCCTACCCATTCTTTAGGTTCACCCTGCTCTTGCTTTGATTGTGATGGTTTGACATTTTCCATCGCCCAATTAAGCCAGTCTTTTGTTTCCATGTTGTAGTAGCCGTCAGGCCCAACAGACGCCAGTTCTTCCCCAAGCCTGATTGCGGCATTGCGCCACTCTTGGTTTTGGTATTTGTCAGCCCACTCATTTAACTCGTCAATGGTGTACCAAGGGCGTGTTGTTTTATCCATTGTTCTTCTTTTTTAATTTAGCTTCTATTGCTTTGACAAAGTTATAGATATTGGGCACAGGGAAACCAATAAATTCTTTTTCTAATTTATCTATGCGATTTTCAGTCAAACTTACCCATTCTTTAGTTTGTGGTTTGGTGTAAAGAGGTAATGGCTCAACATCGACTGTTACTGGTGCTTCAATCTTTGTTGGCTTTGCCCAGTAAAAACCGCCTTTTTGCGGATCAAAATAAGCAACAGGCTCTTCTTTAGTCATTCTTGTCCCCTTTAATAATTAAAGATGGTGATGTGAGCATTTGTACTATCAATGCGTTTTGTCTAACGATTGCTTCATTCAACTCAATAACACGCATCAAAATATCAGTTGGTATCTGTTGAGGTAATTGATGTTCATTCATTCTTGTCTCCTTGCTCTGATGGCGTTTGAATCGCTTGTCAATGAATATGAATCATGTAATTGCCGAAGTACAGCGCAAAACTTCTCACGCTCTTTCTCTGCTACTAGTTTGGCAAAATGTTCTAAGCATTTGTACATCCCACCAATTTCTAACAACATACCAAGCCCAGAAAACTTTGTAAATTCAATTATTTCTTCTTTAGTCATACAGCCCTCATCACTCTTTGTTGCTTGCCAGAATTACCCTTTCTAGTCTCACCAGTAGCCTCTATAAACCCTTTTCTAAGCAGTGGTGCATATCTAGCAGTTATTGAGCTGTATCTATGCTTTGGGAACATATCTAGCACTTCATCAGAAATACATCCTCTTTCCCTAAAAGATTTAATAGCTTCATAAACAATGCTTTCTAAATTGGTTGTGTCCACAGTCTGAGCTGAGGCTTTGGATGTTTCTGGGTCAGTCCTCCTAGCTAACATTTTGGACTCAGTGCCAAAGTGCCTGCTTAATAAACCAGAGCTGTTAAACATTTCATTTATTTGGTCAAAAATTGTAATTTGTTTCATAATTTTTCCTTAATGTAAATATAAATTGGGAGGCTCA